GTGCAGCCCACCAAGCGCGGCGAACATAAGTCCACCGAGCGTTGGTAATAGGATCCCCAGCAAAACGGCGCAAGCCGTTCGCCAGGGAGATCCACTGCTCTGGTGCGGCGGGGATTTTTTTGACATAGTGCGCCCTAACGGGCACGCCATTGAAGAAATCACCACCGCAACTCTCCCGGAATGGTCCACACGTAAACGTCTTCTTTTCGTTTGGCTGAAAGCCAAAGAAACGGAGAGCGAACAGGACGTCCTTAGCCGCGGCAGAGTCGACGATTATATCGTCTCCAAAACGCTGCAGGTCGTCGTGTCGCAGCACGAAGCAATCGCCCAAAAGGTGATCGTTTCGAGCTCAAACGTGAAGGCATTCCCCATTGCCGAAAACATCTCGAGCAACTGCCAGCGACCGTCGGGCCTTTGAATAAAGGGCTCGCGGCAATCTGACAGCAAACTGAACCACTGGTGTGGCCAGAGAAGCTCAATTAGTCTGCGACTAATGGTGTTTGACGCATCAGAGAGATCGATCGTCGCCAAATCGTCCAACAAGGACGATTGGTGAGCCAATCGGCGATGCACGTCTTTAGACGTGAAGTCGTTTACCGGGAATAAACCCGACGCGGACTCCTGCCCACCGATGTGAATGTTGGCGCGTTTAAGACGCTGTCTTAAATAGCGACCTATCCCCTTTTGGAGGAAACCATTCACATTCGGGCTAAGGGCTGCACCACGCAGCGTTAGAGCAGTTTTGGGGACCGTAAAAAAACGGTTCCCACGACTGTATTGACGCTGTCTCTGGTTAGGTCCGCCTGCGCGTTCCCATGCACAATCTGCAAAAAGCAGATCGTACAGGTACATAGCGCGTGGCGTCCCACACGGGACAGATTCGATTTTGTCAGGTATTGTCGAATACCGTGACGGGTTCGTCAACGTCGCACCAGGTCCAAAGCCACACCGACTTAAATCGGTTGGCAATGGGCCAACGAGCCACCGTATCTTCTTTCTCACATCATCAATAAATTTGAGGATGCGCGCATCACCGGGTTGGTCCAAAAGACCATCCAGAAAACGCGAGAGACGGCGGTTCGTCTGGTAACACAAACGCTCAGTGGCCATAAGCCGCTCAAAGCTCTCGTGTTCCAGCTGACCAGGTTTAGCACAGCCAGGGATCTCACATTTACGGATGAACTCCGTAGCCATGTTATCACGGGCGTATGCCTCCGGGTCAGAGTAGTGCGCGGGGCTGCAGTGAAAACTGACAGCACCACGTACGTCACCATGTCTCAAACATATTAAAATGCTGAGACTACGGGGCGTGTTGATATCCTCGAGGAGTCGAGTGATAACCTTCAGGAAAGGTCCTGGAAGTTGAACTTGCATGTGAGTGAGCTCCAATGCGTGAGGTTTCTCGCGAAAACGACCTAGGTTAGGTCGGAGCGAAGCCGGTGGAAACACTGTCGCGCATCAGCTGTGAAGCGATGGCATTCGACAGGATCGCCGCGAAGTCACTAGCCTCAGCGGCTGTGAAACTGAGCGGAATAGCACCGTCATATCGGAAACTCGCGTAGCCGGTGACTGTCGGGATACCCGAAACAGTCTCGACTTTCGGAAAGTTGCCGGAAACCTCATAGCGGCGGGCTGTCTTGCTACCGTTCCACTGCGTCTTCATACGAAGGTTAGCGGACAGTGCAGGGGACAGACCCTCACCGCGCCATTGGGCAAAGCCACCGTCACCGGGGGAGGCCGATAGAGCCGTGAACGTGAAGTTCGTGGTACCGTCGGCTTTCTTTACGACAATATTTGCTTGTTGAGCCATTTAGCTCTCCTTACCAGGGGGTTATTTGGCCACGCGAGAATTCGCGCGAATGCCAATGAGTTGCTGAGTAGCAAGCGCCACGGTTGTGGCAGCCTGCCAAAGGGAACCAGAAGGCATGACCAATCGATCAGCGAAAGAAGGCATAGGTGGCATCGCACTTATGGTGCGACGAAACTGATATGCTTCCGACTGAACACTTACGTGTACAGGCGGACTAGAGATGACATCGTCAACTCTCTGACTTCCGCTGGTTTGACAGGACTTACTCTGGACCACGGGACCTAAGGTCACCCCGAGCGATGCGTCGAAAGAGCTAAGATATTTGTTAACTGGTAAAAACCAGTCGACAACGAAGCTCATCGGCACAGCATCCCAGAGAACCTGAACTGGGTTGGTTAGGCCCAGCTGCTTAGCCAACAA